TTTACAAAGTGTAGACCTCCAGAACCAAGGAGGTTTTTTTGCAGAAGTACATGAAGAGGCATTCGACAAGCAAGCTATGTTTGCCTTACAAAACCAAGAAGAATTAGATAGAACTCTAAGAGCTCCTCTTACTGACCCTACAACAGTAGACTTAACTCTACCAGCTAAAGATTCTAGAAAGGGAACAGTTCTTGGATTTAATGCTACCACTGGTGATCCAGAGGTAGGACCAGAGATAGCGGATGTCGCAAGCATCGCATCTATAACCACCGATATAGCCACTTTAGCTGACATAGAAGATGGTACAGATGATACCGATGCGATTCAAACGTGTGCTGGCATAAGTTCAAATATATCAACAGTAGCTGGAATCAGTTCTGATGTATCCACCGTTTCAGGAATATCTAGTGATGTAACTGCTGTTGCTGACGATGCTACTGACATTGGAACTGTGTCCACTAATATAGCCAGCGTAAATACTGTTGCCACTAATATAGCCGATGTTGTGACTGTTGCCGATGATTTAAATGAGGCGATTTCTGAAATTGAAACCGCAGCTAATGACCTAAATGAAGCTACCTCTGAAATAGATACCGTTGCTACAAATATAGCAAACGTAAATACGGTTGGCGGTATCAGCTCTGATGTAACCACAGTAGCAGGAATATCTGGAAATGTAACCACAGTTGCGGGTGACTCTACTGAAATAGGAATAGTCGCTGGCGATACTACTGAAATAGGAATTGTAGCGGGAGACTCTACTGAGATTGGGGTGGTCGCTGGAGATACCACTGAGATTGGGGTGGTTGCTGGGATTAGTTCTAATGTAACCACGGTAGCTGGCATAAGTTCAAATGTAACTGCTGTTGCGGGAAATGCCACAAACATAAATGCAGTAGCTGCCGATGCATCAGATATAGGAATTGTAGCGGGAGACAGTACTGAAATAGGAATAGTTGCTGGAGACACTACTGAAATAGGAATAGTTGCAGGGGATACTACTGAGATTGGAATTGTAGCAGGGGATACCACTGAAATAGGAACGGTAGCAGGTATCTCTTCTAACGTATCAACTGTTGCAGGAATATCTGGTAATGTAACCACCGTTGCTGGCAACAATGCTAACGTATCCACCGTTGCTGGCATAAGTTCAAATGTAACATCTGTTGCAGGGATTTCTTCTAACGTATCCACAGTTGCAGGGATTAGCTCAGATGTTACAGCAGTAGCTGGTATCTCTAGTGATATTCAAGATGTACAGGATAAACTTACTGAGATTCAAACTGCTGCTGATGACCTTAATGAAGCCACATCTGAGATTGATACAGTAGCAGGCTCTATCACCAATGTTGATAATGTAGGTGGTTCGATAGCCAATGTAAATACAGTAGCAACTAATTTAACATCTGTAAACGCATTCGGTGAAACATACAAGATTGCAGCTACAGCTCCAAGTTCACCTTCTGAGGGTGACTTATGGTATGACACTACTGCTGATACTATGAAAGTCTACAATGGCACTTCTTGGCAGAATGCAGGTTCTTCTGTAAATGGTGTAGAGAATAGTGTGGAGCATACAGCTACTGCTGGACAGACTTCATTCACAGCTACTTATGACCCCGGATACCTACAAGTCTATCTAAACGGTGTAAGATTAGATGCAGCAGATTATACAGCCACTAACGGAACTACTGTTGTATTAGACAGTGGTGCTGCACTTAATGATATTGTATTTATTCAATCATTTGGTACGTTCACTCTGGCTGACCATTACGATAAGACAGCTAGTGATGCTAGGTACTTACAACCTACTGGCGATGGTTCAAATTTAACTGGTATCAATACAGATTTAGTTAATGATACTTCACCTCAACTTGGTGGTAACTTAGATGTTCAGACTTATACAATAGATGGAAGAGACATAGCTACTGATGGTACTAAATTAGACACCATAGAAACAAATGCAGATGTAACAGACACAACTAATGTAACTTCGGCAGGTGCATTAATGGACTCTGAAGTAACTAATCTAGCAGACGTAAAAGCATTTGATACTACGGACTATGCTACTGCTGCTCAAGGAACAACTGCTAACAATGCCTTACCTAAAGCTGGTGGCACTATGACAGGTAATTTAGTTTTTGGTGATAATGTTAGAGCTCAATTTGGTGCTGCTAATGATTTAGAGTTATGGCACGATGGTAATAATAGTATTATTAAAGATAGTGGAACTGGTAATTTAAGACTTAGAGGCACTAGCCTCGCACTTGAAGATAGTGGTGGTAATAGATTTATTCTTTGTGATGACCAAGGTGTGGCTGGAGCAGTTACTCTTTACCACTTAGGAGATGCAAATCCTAAACTCGCCACAACCTCTACTGGTATTGATGTTACAGGTGTTATAACTACAGATGGTCTAACAACTTCAGCAGATATTAGCTTTGGTGATAATGATAAAGCTAAATTTGGTGCTAGTAATGATTTAGATATTTATCACGATGGTACAAATAGTTATGTAAACGATGGCGGTACGGGCGATTTAAGACTGTGCGGTGACAATATCGGTTTGATGAACGCAGCACATACTGAATGGTATCTGTATGCTACAACTAATGGTGCTGTTGATATTAAACATAATAATGTTACAAAACTATCAACAACCTCTTCTGGTGTTGATGTTACAGGTTCTGTAACTTCATCTGATGGTACATTTAAATTAGATGGTAATGACAAAATAAGTATAAGGTCTACCAACATTGGCTTTATTCTTGATGGTGCTGAAGATATGCGTCTTGAGAATGATGGTGACTTACACGTTGAAGGTGATGTTATTGCCTACTCAACTACTATCTCAGATGAACGCTTAAAAGAAAACATCCAACCGATTGAAGATGCTCTAAATAAAGTTAATCAGTTAAAAGGTTGTACATTTACATACACACCAGACGGTAAAGAGTCAGCAGGTCTAATAGCACAAGATGTTGAAAAGGTATTACCTTCAGCAGTAACCGAGAAAGAATTACCACTAAAACAAGATGACGGTAAGGAATATAAAGTCTTACAGTATGACCAAACAATAGGTCTATTAGTAGAGGCTATCAAAGAACTAACAGCTAAAGTAGAGGAGCTGGAGGCTAGGTAATGGCATTACAATCATCAGGTCAAATTAAATTATCTGAGATTGCCACAGAGTTTGGTGGTTCAGCACCTCACGCTTTAAGTGAATACTATGGTGAAGGCAACGCTCCTGCTTCGGGTGAAATAGAATTAGCGACAGATTTTTATGGAACAAGCTCTGTTACTTTTCACGGTACTAGAGGTGTATTTATAGGCGGACAAGTTCACGATACTATGGAATACATCACTATTGCATCAACAGGTAATGGTACTGATTTTGGTAATTTACTTGCTAATATGTATGGAGGAGGTTCTTGCTCTAATGGCTCAAGAATTGTAATGTCACGAGGACATAGTGGTCCGCCTAGCGAAACTTGGTATCAAAGTATGGAGTATATAACTGCAGCCACAACAGGCAACTCTTCTTCATTCGGAAATATGTCAACCAATCTTTGGACATATAACGAAGGTTGTTCTAATGGAACTAGAGGCTGTTTTGGTGGTGGTTGGTATCCAAACCAAAACCATATTGACTATATCACTATTGCTACAACAGGTAATGGTGCAGACTTTGGAGACCTTACAGCAGGAAGGCACGGTTTACCAGCCGTGTCAAATGAAACTCGTGGTGTTTGGGGCGGGGGTTATCAGTCTGCAACTACAATGGACTATGTAACCATTGCATCAACAGGTAACGCCTCAAGTTTTGGTACTATGGGCGGAGCTTTTAGAATAGGTGTTGAAAATGAAACTCGTGGTGTATGGTGTGGTGGATATACAAGTGGTGCAAGTATAAGTGAATATATCACCATTGCATCAACAGGTAACGCCTCAAGTTTTGGTAATTTAACAGGCTCACATTACAGAGCTGGTGGTGTTTCTAATGGCACAAGGGGAGTAGTAGCTGAAAGAGATGACACAGTACTCGAATATATCACTATTGCAACTACAGGTAATGGTAGTAATTTTGGTGATTTAATAATCGATGATTGGGAAGATAGCACGGGAGCGTCAGGGAGCTAATATGGATAACGCAAAAAAGGTATTAGCCCTAGATGAGTACAAAGGCTTTCAAGCACTACAGAAGTCAACGGGTGGTTTAGCTACAATTACAGATAAGAAGTTAGCAGTAATTGCCGAGAAGATGGTAGCTATTGATAGGGCTAACCACACAGCAGGTCGTTCTCAAACACAAACAACTAATCAGTTAATGACTTTAACTATGATGACAGATTCACCTTATCGTAGATTAAGGCAATGTCTATCGCAGATTGAGCAAAAACGCAAAGCATTAGAAGAAGCATATTTTAAGATGAGAAAGAAACAAATTCTTATTAAGCAATGGTATGAAAAAGGCGATGAAATGTCAGTCATTAAAGCACAGGAAGCTGAAGCAGGAATGATAAGACAGAAAGATTATATTGATGGTGCATTTAAAGAGATAGCTACATTCCAATGTGCTTATGATGAGATAAGAGAAGCTCACAATATCCCAGAAAAGTGGGATGAAAGAGATGCTGAAGAGGCAGAGATTGACCATCACATTAAACAAGCCTTTAGACAGGCACATAGAGATATGGTTAATAGTGGTAGGATTGGTCTTGGTAATATGGAGTATCTTGAGCAGTACGGTATTCATATCCAAACAGCAACTAAGTTAATTAATGACTACATACACACAGAAGATAAAGAAATATCAGAAGGTAAAGCACCTACTGTTAATCGATTGTATGCTTTTCTTGATTCAATGGCAGAAACATTCCACGATGCTCATAAAGATGTAATGGCTAGGATTGGTATCAAGGAATTAATTAAAGATGAGTTTTTATATTTAGAGGATAAATAATGGAATATGTATTAGACGGTGTAATAGTAGGAAAGAAAGTTGTTATTAATGACATTACTCATAAAGAAGCAGATTATGCCACAGTGCCTGAATTGATACCAGTTAAACCAACACCGACATTAGCAACTGGTCAGACATTCGATTGGAATAATGGTTCGATAATTGATGGTGAGTGGGTTAGATTTGTTGTTAGAGATAAGACTGTTGATGAGAAGATGGTTGAGATTAGAGCAAAACGTAATACTTTATTAACAGACACAGATTGGACAGGTTTATCGGACGTTACTATGAGTGCTGATATGGCTACTTATCGACAGGCATTGAGGGATTTACCTACTACCGTTGATGTAGATAATCCAGTCTATCCTACTAAACCATAAGGAGTAATAGATGAGTAAATCAAGAAATATTGCAGACCTACTAGACAGTAGTGGTGACGTAAAGTCGGGAGCTTTAGATAATGTACCAGCCAGTGATGATGCTAGTTCATTAACTACAGGTACAATTCCTATTGCTCGTATAGCAGATGATGCCGTAGTTGCAGATAAATTAGCTAA